TTACCCGCCAAACCGATCCGGCAAGCCGCGTACCGCCGCCCGTTGGCGTTCCGTCAGGATGTCTAAATAGCCTTCCGTCGTGCGCAGATCGGCATGCCCAAGCTGCTGCTGAATGTCACGCACCCCGGCCCCGCCGCGCAACATCTCCGTCGCGCAGGTGTGGCGCAGTCGGTGTGCGCTGATGCGCAGGCCCGCAGCGGCCAACCAGCGCTCAAAGATGTGTCCAATACTCTTATGCGACAGGCACCGGCCATCAGGATGCCCGGCCACCGCGCCCCGCCGCGCCCCGGCAGGCGTACGGTGCAGATCAGCCACCAGGCGCGGATGGAGCGCAATCACACGCTCGTGGCCACCCTTTGCGCTCTCCTCACGTACCATGGCGCATGCCGCATCCAGATCGACATCAGACCAGCGTAGGCCCGCAACCTCCGACCGACGTACGCCACCGTAGAGCAGCAGCAGCACGATCCGCCGATTGCGATACCACAGCCGCCGCGCTTTCACGTCCAGCACCGGCACCGGTCGATCCAGAATCGACTCCAGCTGCGCCAACTCGTCCTGCTTGAGCGCACGCGGCAAACGCCGGCGACGTTTCGGCCACTCGAGATCCAGTGTTGGATCATCATTCCGCAGTCGTACCCGCTGCAACCAGCGACACCACGAGCGAATCGCCGACAGCTTTTTGCCAATCGTCGCCGCCGCCAGGTGCTCGATAGCCGCCTGATAACGGCCCAACAGCACCGGCGTCACATCGGCGACCGTCGCATCAGAACCAATCCAACGCGCCAGCGCCGCGACCTCACGGCGATACACATCCCGCGCACGTGGGCGCACCTTACGCCCGGCCAGGTACGCTACGTACGAATCAAGCGTCTCGACGATCGCCACCGAGACCCGCAACCGACACCCTGAGTCAATAGACTGCTCCAGGTCCATCACGACTCCTCTCGTTGTTCAAAACACGAACGACACAACGTAGTACGCCCCTGCGCCGCGAACAGCGCGACATAGGGGCGTGGGACGTTGACGGACGGAACCCGCGTAGAAAGGAGATTGAACCACGGCGCCGCCGCGACCAGGTGAAGCCGGGAGCGGCAAACAAAGGCCCCAAGCCGTGCAGGGCATTGGGGCAAGCGTTCGGGAAAGCCCCGAACGGGAGCAGCCGTATTGTACCACGCTCGTGCAATGGGCGATACTGGGAGGTTTGACATGTATGGAGCGTTACCCATGGGCGAATTAGATTACAATTTCGCGCCGCAGCCGCATACAATGGCGGTCGATACGACCATTAGCGAGCCGGCCTATCGTGTGTGGGGCATCATTCACTTTCTTAAATGGAACCGGATAGATCCCGAGCCGGAAACCATCGCCGAGATCATGCGCGTGCATGATCGCAGTGTGCGCCGCTGGCTCTGCGAACTCGATACGGCGCAGTGGCTCCAGTGGAATCGCAATTGCACCGACCCGCGCCGCCGCCTCATGCTGCGCACCTATCCGCAGAACGCCGAGGCGGAAAAGCTTGCGCAAATACAAGCCCTCTTCGCCGGCGGAACGCCGACCATCGAGCAGATTCGCGCCCTACTCGACGTGGACACAGGAGTCCAAAGTGACGGTAGAGTCCAAAGTGACGGTAGAGTCCAAAGTGACGGTAGAGTCCAAAGTGACGGTAGAGTCCAAACCATGGACTCTACGATCAGCGGTTTGGACACAGGAGTCCAAACCATGGACTCTACGATCAGCGGTTTGGACACAGGAGTCCGAAATGGCTCTGAAATAGCGCATCCTGATGCCGTAAACCCGCATCACTCAGAGGATGATGATGATGATGTACCAACAAAAAGAAGATCATCACCAACATCCAGATCGCGCAGTCACGTTGAAACCGTTACCGAAATCTGGTTACGCGCCGAGGGAGTCAGCAAGAAAAAAGCGCGCCAGTTCTGCGCACTCGACATCGACGCCGTACGCGACACATGGCGCCGCGAGATCGGCGACGCCACCGGCGCCGACCGCAATCACCGGATAGGTCGCCTGCTCGACCGCTGGGAAGTACGACCGCCGACACCGGCAATAGCCGCCGCGCCACAGCGCGAGTCGCTGATCAGCAGCGAAGACGCGCATACCCGAGCGCGTAAGATTGCCCCTGATGACGTGTCACACGAAGAAATCGACATGATTAGCCAAGAACTCTTTCTTGGCGCGACCGAAGACCAAGCGCTTGAACGACTCGCATTCAAGCGGCTCTGGCGCGAACGGGAGGCCAATCGATGAAGCTCGATCTCCTCTACCAACACCTCCACCGCCGCGCCGTCGCCACCGGCCTCGACCAGCGCAGCGACCTACCGGGCGGCGCCCGGCTCACCGTGCGCGTACGTGGCGACACCACCACCCTGACGATTGCCCGCCGCAGCGCGCGAGTCGGCGCCACCGAGGAGATCACCTTCTGCCGGCAGTGCAGCGTGCCGGCAGGGGCGACGCGCATACCCGAGCCGACCGACGAGCAGCGGACCAAACACGACAAGGGAAGCACCTGGTATCTGATCGCCTATCGTTGGCGCACACAGCCGGAACAGAACGAGCTTGTCCTATGATTGCGCTGCAGATCGATCCGCCGTTGCCCATTGAGGAAGGCACACCGTAACCGTGCGCGGGGCTGCCGCTCGACGTTGACCCCGTCGAGCAGCTGCGCCGAAGTAGCCAAGCACGCCCCGCAGCCCTATTGTACAGGAGTAGCACATGACTGATTCAGCCGCCATTCTGATCTATTACTTCAAGGCCATCGCCGACCGCAGCGGCCTACGCTGGACACCGACGAACAGCGCCGATATTCAGCGCGCCGTCGATGCGCTTGTCGACATGGACGACCAGGCCGAGACGATACCGCCATACGACCCGGCGACGAACGACGAACGACGAATGACGAGCGCAGCGAAGGGACGAACGACGAACGGACATTCGGCCACGTTCACCGACACCCGTTATACCGTCGTGCTCGACCTAGAGAAGATTGATCCGGCCTTTGCCCAATGGCGCCGTGAACGCGCCGCCGCCGAGCAAGCCGCCGAAGCGCGCCGACTTTTGCAGCGTGAGGGAAGATAGGAGTCAGGGGTCAGGGGTCAGGGGTCAGGGATTACAAGGGTTCCCTGTTCTCGCTCCCCTCCTCCCTGTTCCCTGCATATGCTACAATAGCGACAGAACCGGGCAGCCGCGCGAACGGCCACCCGGCGCGGCCAACTCCGGTGAGAGCGGAGCGGCACACCCGCATTGTACCCCACCCGCCCTCATCGGCGCGCAGCGCCAGGCCCCAACGTCGGCTGTCTCGGCTAAGGAGACAACATGAGCGCTCAAGAAGCGCCAATCTCACGAACCTTTGTCGACGGAGCACTCCCGTTCTTGCGCATTGCGCTGGGAGTCGCATTCATCGCCTATTCGGCCAACTCAACCATTCGGATCGGCGCAACCGATCTGATCTGGCTTTTTCCGTCAACAAACACCATCACTATCGGAGGCGGAGCTGACGCCTATTGGTACGCCGCCGTCGTAGCGCTGATCTTATTTGCCGGCCAGATTGCCACGAGTGAACGCTATCCGCGCACCTATCATCTGTTCTTGTGGCCGGATGCCATCTACACCGGGCGCGGTGTTCAGGCGGCGCTCGACACCGCGTTGACCGTCCTCGCCGGAGCCGTCGTCGGCGACAACGCCGGAGCGCGCATGATCGGATGGCTCATCTCATGGCCTGTAGGACTGATCATCGGCTATGTCATCGCCCGCTGGGGTGAAGAGCTTTTATTCGGCAAGCGCCGCAAGACCCGCCGATCTGCGGCCACAAAGGAGACATGACATGCAACCACCGAACGCGCCCCCCGAATGGCTCACCTTCCTGGTAATGTTTGTCCTCGTCCTGCTGTTTATCGGCTTCCTCTATGCCGTCCACTACATCAAGCTCGGATGGCGTCGACTTGTGGGCGGCGCAACCGGCGAGGCCGGCGAGTCGGGTGCATCACGTTCGCGGGTTCGCAGCGCCGCCGCGCAGCGTTCGCCGCGTTCGGCGTCCGTTCGCCACCCGATCCGGCGTCCTGACGGCACGTTCGCGGGTTCGGCGGGTTCGGGTTCGCGTTCGGAAGGTTCGGAGGTTCGCCCGGAACGTTCGGGTGATCCGCCCACTACGCCCGCTGCGCAAACCGCCCCGGTAGATGATCTGCCGGCGACCGCTGACGAACTGGCGTGGACTCTCGAAGCCGTGCGACTCTACATGTCAAAGGAGGAACCGACCAAAGAAGCGGCCATCCTACGGGCCTTCCCACATGTGACGAGCAAAGGCGGAGGCAGCTGGATGCGGGCGAGCAAACTGTTTGATACGCTGAAGCAGGCGCAGACATACCGCGCGTCACGCCCCGCCGCACAGACCACCGAGGCCACACCGGCGACGGTCGGCGCAAACCAATGAAGGACGAATCAATGACTACGACCATGACACTTGACCAGGTGCGCAACCTGGTAAACCAACTGTCCATCCGCGACCGCGCCCAGCTTGTAGCCGAACTGACTCCGCAGATCGCCGCTGCGCTCGACCGTGAGCCGGAAGCCATCGCGCCGCCACACGGATCGCCGCAAGCGATTCTTAAAGCAATGCAACATGCAGGCGGCTGGGAAGGCGACGACCGCGAAGAACTGCTTGAACTTGTCTATGCCACGCGATCACAGATAGCTGCACAATGACCATGTATCTCCTGGACACCAATCACTGCAGCTTGCTTGTTGCGAACGATCCGATGATGCAACGTCGTGTGGCCACAAGCAACCAACCTATCGTCACGAGTGTGATTGTGCGCGGTGAATTGGTCTTTATGGCTGAAAACTCCGCGCAATCGCCGGCGAATATGCGCCACGTGCTGCGGGTACTCGACCACGTGACCGTGCTGCAGATTGATGCGACCATTGCCGATTGGTACGGCGCGCTTCGCGCTGCACTCCTGCGGCGTTTCGGCCCCAAAGATCGCGCGAAACGCCGCACAGCGACCCTTGCGTCGCTGGGTGTCTCGGATAACGACCTCTGGATTGCGGCGACCGCCAAGCGCTACCATGCAATCATCGTCTCCCATGACGCCGATTTCACCCGCATTGCCGAGGTGACCGATCTGCAGCTTGAGTCCTGGATAGCGTCCCCAACCTAGCGCATGTCGTCCAGGCGCATCAGTTCCTCATCAAGCGCATCAAGCGCCTTCTCACACTGCGCCAGGCGCGACACGAGATCATCAATCATCGCCGGGTCAGTGCCGATCCGACGATGCACCCGAATCTGCACCTCCAGATCGTAGCGCGCCATACGCCAATCCGTGATCTGACGCTCAATCACCATGCGCTGTTGTTCAGCTGATATCCCAACGGTCATACCAACACCCCGCGTGTTTTCAGATCGTTAATCAATGTCCCGAGGACATGCGCAACCTCAGCAAGTGTCGTCGCGTTCGCATCATAGGCGCGATCCACCGTCACATTCGTCACCGTGTAGGTTGGAACCGTCACACCCTGACGCGCCAACAGCAGCATATCGCCGGTCGGAAACCGTGCGCACAACTCCAGCACACCGGCAGTATTCCGCGTGAACACCCGCGCATGATTGCTTGGCGCTCCCGGCGCCGTAATAGGCGCGACATCGATGTAATCCCCGAAGCGCAGCGGCCCGCTATTGGTGTAGATCGCATAGTTCACCGACCCACGGGTCATATTGTCCAGATAGATCCCGTAGAGTGCGCCCAGCGTGCCTGTTCCGCTCTTGCCGGGCTGCGCCAGGTCGATCATTTTCCACGATGTCACATTCCCGCCCGTATGGTTGCCCCAGGCCGTGATACAGCCCACGTTCGAGGCCGTCCCCGAACCCCGGTGATTGACTTCAACATAGTAGCCCTGCAGGTTGGCGATGTTGCCCGTTGTGGCGTCGTTATACAACCGAAAGTCGTTCGAACGTACCGTCGTCGGCGCGCCGGTATTATTGAATCGCGTGCTCAGCGTGTAGATATCGGTCGGATTGACCACATTGACCGACTCGATCCGGCATGCGTTCTGCGCATTCGTCGCCCGCGCATACAAGCCGCTCGACACACTAAACCGCAACTCATTCGAACTCCCAAGCGTATTTGGGCCGGCCCACACCGCAACACGTTCACCAATCCCTGAACCAACCACCGCCGTTCCCGAATCCGGCACCGTCAGAGTCGAGCCCTCAAGCTCAATCGTGCCGCCGTTGAATATACTGGTAGGCGCATTCACCGTCAGCGTGCCGGTATTCGCCACACCCGTACCACCTCGCACCGGCGCGAACACCCCTGATGTGATCTTCGCCGCGTCCAGGGGCGGCACATCAACCGACGTGAGCGTACGAAACGCCGGCGCAGCAGCAGCGCCCGACACAGGCCCGGCCCATACCGTGTTGGCGTTCTGGTTCGCAAGCGCAGCCGTCAGTACTCCAGGCTTACCGGACAGGTTCGCCCAGGTCAGATCGCTATCCAGTGCAAGCGAGTCCGGCAGCCAGCCCAACGCCAGGCGACCGTCAGACCCGGCCAGCGGCGCCGCGCCCGCTGTCGGTGTCGCCGTAAACACCGGTAGTTCTTCAGCCGCAGCGCTATCAAGCTGCCCCTCGATCCGCCGTACCGCGCTATCGGCTTCCGTCGAGTCCGCCCGCAGCTGCGCTGTTACCCGCTCGACCCCATCAGCGACGTCGACCGTCACCGTATGTACCCGCGCTGCCAGAATCTCACCATTGAACTCAGCCGCCAGCAGATCGCCCCAACCCCAATGCACCCGATACTGACAATCCGGCGTGCTCTGAATCGTCCCGCTCAGTTGCTGCACCGGACGACGACGCCACAGGGCGCCATCGGCTTCGGTAGCAAGCTGTGCGGTAAGCGCCAGATAGCGCGCATCCACAAACAGCTCACGACGATTGAACGGTGTGGCCAGCCGCCGCGCATCGTCGGCCACCGAGACAATCACGCGATCTGCGCCGGTGTTTTGGCCGGCACAGTAGACAACCGTGATCTCTTCGCGATGGTCGAACGAGCGCGACGAGTCGGCCAGCGTCCCGAACTCAGGCGACAACACCACCGGCGAGGCCGCCGTCACGCTATGATCCGCCCCGCGCCGGTTGAGATAGGTGCGAAATTCGAGCTTGCCGGTTGTCTGATTCACCACAACATCGAAGAAGATCGGCTTCCCGGCCTGCGCCGAGGCCCGCGCCAGTTCCTGACAGACCAACAGCACATTCCGGCGCGGCATGGTCTTATACACGCTTGCGCCCTGGCCGGCGTCGGCTTGCACGTCCAGGTAGGCCGAGAGATTACGATCAGCAATCGCCAGGATCCCCAGGTTCTCGCGCACCAGCGCTTTCATGAGATTATCCGCCACACCGGTCTTGACGGCCTGACTACTCCCCGCAGGATAGGCGACAATCCGGCCCGTGAGCAGATACAGCGCGCACAGCGCCTTGACCTCGACCAGCAACGCACCCCGCTCGTCATAGAATACCTTCGGCGGCACACGCACAAACCATTGTGTTTCACCGTCGAGGATACCGTCGCGGTAGACTTCCAGCCGCGCATCGAGCGGAAACAGCGCGACCAGGCCGTCACGATACGGCATCGTCAACGTCAGTTCCGTTACCTGGTTCTCCGTGCGCGTGTAGGTCAGGCGCGAAAAGAGCGGGCGTTCCAGCCCATCAGCAGCGATGATCGCCGTGCGCGCGCCCGCCGGCGATGCAACCCATACCTCATACATCCGCATCCTCCCACGACCAATAGCGCGGAATGTACGTATACTGCGCTGTTACAGATGCGGCAAACGAAGACGTAACCGTGTGCGACACACCGGGCACAAAGAAAAATGACGCCGGCTTGCTCCCAGGCGCGAGGTACGGCAGCGCCTGACGTGCGCCGATCCCCGTTGTGTAGAACTGCATCCGCTCAGGAACACAATGCAGAATCTCACCGGACGCAAGCGTTACGCCAGAAAAGAACAACCCCGCGCCGGATGTACCGTCAGCCGCCAGACTCAGCGATGCTACCACCCCAGGCCCATGCATCGTCAGCTTCGGATACGCCGCCGCCGTCCCGACCGGTATAATCGAACCCCAGGCGCCGCCAGGCATCACCACACCGTCAATCTCAGACAGTTTCCAACGCGGATCAGGCGCAATAAATCGCAGCGCCAGCCGATCCAGCCCATCGACATAGTACACGTCAATTTCAACCGTCCGCACCGCGCCGACGTAGCGCAACCGCACCGTACCGCCTTCAGGACGGCAATACAGCAACAGCGCCGCCCGCAACCGTGGCAGCGACGCCGAACGACGATGTGAATCAAGCTGCAGCGTGATCTCACGCGGCGCCACCCGCGAGCGCGCATAGATCCCGCCATCACCCAGCGCCGGACGAGTGACCACATGCTCAACCGGGGGCAGCGACAACGGCAGCGCCTCGACAGACACAGAGACGTCAGCCAACGCTAACGTCCCCTCCTCCTCATACCCGCGTATCAGATACCAGGAGCCCATCAGAACCGCCTCACAAATGAACTGATCAGCTGCGCGACATGACTCGGCAACATATCGGCCCGCGGCGCCCCGGCTTTGACGTTCCGCCGCTGATCAGGCGAATGATAGAGAAAATGCACATACTCCCGCGCAGCCTCGACAATCAAGGCGGGCGGCGTCATGCTGTAGCCCCACGTGCCGCTCACCACTACCTCAGCATCCAGACCCGGAAACGTCCAGGCAAGCCCATCTTTCAACCGAATACCCCAATACGGCGGCATATTCGGCTGCAGCAACAGACAGTGCAACGGACTGATCGCCGACCCGTCGCCGTTCGTCAATGCCGTCACGCTGAGGAGATCGGCGTCGAGCCGTAAATACGTGCGCCCATCGGCGACCTTGATCGACGCCACCCCATACCGACGTGTCGCCGTCGTCGCCTCGAACGAGCGACCGCAATACCCATCGATAGCACTCTGCGCAGCGCCGATATACCCGCTCAACAGCGCGTCATCCTCCGTGTTCGCCGTCGCAATCCCAAGATGTTGCTTGACCTCAGCAAGTACCAGATAGGCCATCTCATACCTTCCGCAGCAACAGCCCGATCCGACGCTCAGCCGACTGGACTATCGGGCCGCCGTTCGAACCGGAACGAATACGCAACCAACAATCACCCACCGGCGGATACGACGCATTCGCAAGCGGATATGCGGCAAAGAAATTCGCCTCAACAGGCCGCAAGTCCTCACCAAACATCCCAAACGGCGACCAGATCACCCCGTCGAGACTTGCAAGAAACCCAATCGCTGAACCAATCCAGGCAGCAGGAAAATGCATGCCGGTAATATAGAAATCCGTCAGATTGATAACGTCAGAGAGTGACTGACCGGCAGGAATCGTTACATACATCACATGCCGCATACCCACCTACCGTTTCCGCTTCGGCGCCGCAGCGCCCGCCCCGGCCTGCTCGCGTGCGTCGGCCTCACCCGCCCCGGTCTGGTTCACCGGCCAAGCCGGCTCGACCACTTCCGCCCGCCCGTCGGCGATCAGCTGCGCGGCGACAGCATCAGCGAACTCGACTGCATCGCCGGCGACATAGAACTGCTCGTTGGTCAGATGACCCCGATAATCCACGAGAAAACGTACACGCATACATACTCCTTTGGAACAGGGGCCAGGGATGTAGCTTCCTAACCCCTAACCCCTAACCCCTGACCGCTACACGGTCAGATTGTACGAAATCGCCGCCGACTCGAGATCCCGATTGATAAGCGCCACACGCATGATCGCGACGACCTCGTACGCATCCGCCCGCGCGATCCGGGTTGTCTCCAGGTTCAGCTTGCGCTTATAGCCCATCGCCCACTGATCAGCGCGCAGCGCGATGATCGAGCCCTTCGTATTGTTCGCCGGCGCGACCTGATCAACTTTGCCCCAGGGGTTGGTCAGCCCGCCGCCAGCCCGCGCCTGTTGGCCGCTGATCTTGACCTTATAGCCGTAGATCATGGTCAGATCACCACTCTCAACCGTCGCCGCCGTATTCACATCGCGGGTTTTGACTGCCGGGAGCTGCAGCGTCTTCCAATTCGTCGCCGGGTCGATGATGAAGCAGACCTTTTTCTTGTCAAGCGCATTGCGCCCGCCCGGCCCCATCAGCTTCACCGTCTCGATATAATCGTCGTCCCCCAAGACCCCACCGTCGCGGCCATTGGCCGTGTTCGTGATCAGGCAGAGCTTCCGCACACCATCGAACAACGTATAGGCCGCTTTTGCAACCGGCGTATCACCCGTGCCGCCGTTGTTAACATTCGTCGCCGCAGCCGTCGCCGTGTCGCCGTCGAGAACCACATGCTCCAAATATTCCGCCGCCGACGTGCCCAGCTGCCGCCGCAGATTGCCGGCGAAGGGAATCACACTATCTTCTTCAAGATCGCCTTCCCAGATCACCCGCCCAGCCAGCTTAGCAGGCTTCAACGTGCGCTTGCCCGTCCCACTCTTCGACGCCGGGATCGTCGCCGCAGGCCAGCCCGAGGCGTCAATATCCGTCGCCTGCCCGACCGCGTAGAACACCGGATCGGAGCCTTCAAGCGGAAGATCAATCGACTCCATCCCATGTGGAATCTCAATCGGGTTGAACAGATCAACCACAAAGGTTTCCAAACGGATCATCTCCCACAATGACGTACTGTACGCCACGCCGACCCATTCGTCGCCGAAACTTGACATGGTAGAGGTCATCACCTCATTCGCCTTGATGCCAAGCGACTTCATCGCCGCCTGACCAACCACGCCAATCCGCGACGTATCCTCAGACAGCTTCATCGCCAGCGCTTTAAACGCTGTCTCAGACACCCCATACTTGCTTGCGCCGGTGCGCTGCGCCGACTGCAGGAAGCCAATCAAGAATGCCGTGTCGCCGGCGTCGAGATTATCGTAAATCCGCAGCGCCGCGAACCTGGCGACGTGCGGCGCGCCGGCCATCAAGCCCCCGCCCAGCGGCAACCGGCGCGCCTTGACCATCTCCGACTCGAACTCGTGCCGTAATTCCACCTCACGCGCCGCCACCGCCGACATAATCGCATCCTGACGCTCACGCTCAGCATGTTGTTCGGCTTCCGCCCGTCGCTGATGCTCAACTAACTGCGCATCGATCATGCTCTTGATCTGCTCGCGCGTCGGCGGCTTTGGAGCCGTCTCACGCCCGGCCTGAATAGCCTCAGCAATGGCGTCTTTGATCACATCCGTCTCGTCGTCCATAATCCGATCCTTTCCCGATGCCAAAATATGCGGATACAATGCCTTCACGACCGGCAGCGCCACCGCGTAGGGCGAAGCCGGACGCCCTGTACCGAGATCGAACAAGCTCAGTTCGATAACCGGCCACTCCAACAACTCCCCGTCACGCGCCACCCGGCGCAGATGCTCAACCGTCCCCGGCGAACAGCGCGCCCGCCGATCCAACGCAGCATTCCATACCTGTTTCGCTTTGGCCTGCGCCTTGTCCAAAACGACGCGATACCAGACGCCCGCCGAATCGACCCAACGCGCAACCGATTTCCCAATATAGTCAGGCTCCGCCTGCGGCGTCCCATCGGCGTTGAAGCCGTGATAAAACACCACAGGCGGCAAGCCGTACATGTCCTCACGAAAGCACGTGCGCGGCGTGAAATACTCCCCATGCCTATCCTTGCGCGTGGGCGACCCGAATGGCGCCGCCAGCACCTCAAGCACCCACGCCCCCCCGACATCAACCGCCTTAATCATGCTCATCGCAACCTCACATTGACCCGCGACCCAACCGATCCTCAATCGCCGCTTTCACGACATCGCCATGGCACGGCAGCGGACTACACCAGCACAGCAGCGTCAGATCCTCACCGTTCCGCAACTGATTCGACAGCGCCCCGATCTCAGCCTGCGCAGCCGGATCGGTCGGCAGCCACGCGGCATACTTCGCAATCACCTCGTCCCGTGTGCCGTCTGGCCCAATCTTGTAGGGATTCCCGAGCGGCGACGGACGACCGATATAGACATGGCCCCGCGCATTGCGATTCGGTGTCGTCTTGCAATTCGCAACCGTGATTGTGCCCGGCCCAGACGGCCATGGCATCCACTTCCAACCCTGCGCCCATACACCCCCACCCGCAACCTCCCACGCGCCGCCAGGCCAGTCAGGCAGCCAATCCCGCCCGCCACCATATGGAAATACCACCAGCGGCGTCCCACGACCCACCGCGAGCGCCGCAGCGCCCCACGTGCCCGAACCGCACGACACCCAGTGCGACGCCGGGCGACACCCTGACGGCGCCATGGATGTGACAAACGCAATCAGGCCCGACCCAGACCCACCACCGACCGCCCAATCAACAAGCTCGACCGTACGACCAACCAACCGCTGCTTCAGTGCCCCTTGCCCACCGGCCCAATACTGCACATGTGCGCCCCGCTGCGCCGCCTGATCAATCTGTTGTGCCGAGCAGCGCCATGCGCCCCGGCCCGCCGGCCCTTGCGCCGCAAAGATGTGCAGTGACCCTGACGCATTCAGCGCCAACGTCGATTGAATCACCTGCTCATCCAGGCCCGAGGCATCCCCCGTTCCGACACGGCGACCGCGACCGACGAGCGCCGCAATCACCGCGTCGATAAGCGGGCGCGCCGACGCCGGCAGATAGCGCGATCCGACAATCGCCACATTGCCGACCTGAGTCGGCGCCGCCAGGTCATCAGCCTTCACGGTCGAGCCAAACAACGGATCCCAGGCGTCCCAGTCCGAGACAGCGCCCGGAATAAGGATGCCCGTATTGGGATCAATCCGCTCCAACAGCAAGAAACAACGGCAGCGCATATGCGCCGGTGGACCCTCGAAGCACCCGGCCCAGAAATCCTCTGGAATGCCTTCCAGCGGTTCGCAGACCGGGCAGACACGCTCATCAAGCGCCGTACGCCAGACGCGCACCCATTCGAAGCCGGGGACCGCTTGTGGGCCACCGTTCAGCAAGCGTTGCAACGCTTCCATCACCCAGGCCATCAAGCGGACGACGGCGCGAATAACCCAGCCGACAATATCGTCCTCCCACGGTTCATCATTCTTCGTCGCCCCGCCCCGCTCGACCAACAACACAAACAGATCGGCGGCGAGATCATCCGTCAGTTCGGCGACCCAGGCCGCCACCGGAGGGTTGATACGCAGATCGACCCCCTCACCGGCGACCGGCCCCGACGCAACCAGGGTATCCAGCTGCAGCGACCGCAGCGCCTCATCAACCGTCCGCTGCGCCGTCGCAGCAACGAAAGGCCGGAGCGTCGCCGCCAACAGATCCGTGCTGAGCTGCCCACCCGCAGCGCGCACCACCGCCACAAGCGCCGCGATAAGCGCCGACTCGTCCGCCCGCACTGCCGCCTTGCGTAGGGGCGCACCAGCGTGTGTGCCCTTTAACGCACCGGCGTGTGTGCCCTGCAACACACCGGCGTGTGTGCCCACCGCTACATCATTCTCACAACCACAATCACACGGCAACGCCTTGATAACCTCACCGTCAACAACCAACCCCTGACCCCCGACCCCCGACCCCTGACCCCTGACCCCTGACCCCGCTTCCCTCCGATCCGACGCCAGCCAGCGCCCGCGACCATCCCCGATCGGCGGCGCCGCATAATATTTCTGGCGTACCTCATCAATCGTATGCACCCGCTCATACGCCTCTTGTTCTTTCAGCTCCAACTCTCGATCCGACCAACGAATATCATCGAACGCGCCCACCAGGTCGCCGGGATAACACGGTAGCAAGTCATTCGATATCTTCTCAGCGACCGCACACAGCGCCGGCCAGACCGTCAGATCAATCAAGGTCGCCCGTCCGCTCGTTGCGTTCGCCTCCGTCGCATTCACGTCGAGCACGCTGGACAGTCCCGGCGCAAACAGGCCGTAGATTTCCTCTTTCGTGAACTGCCGACCGGCCAAGAACTGCATATCAGTCTGACTCAACCCCATCTGCAGCCAGTTCACACCCCCGGCGCCGACACCACGTAACAGCATCGGCCCGCTGCGCTTCACCCCGCCCCATTGCGACCGCACATCAGTCTTAATCGTCTCCCAATCAGGATTGTTGACCATATCCGCAAACGCTAACGCGCCCTCAAGCTTGGCGTTGTCTTTACCAAAAAAGTTTGCGTTCCACTGCTGCGCATTGAGATCACCAATCGCCGCCGTCGCCAACGCCTCAATCGGCGACAGACCGACAAACGCATTCAGCGGATGGAAGCGCTTGAAGTGAACGATCTCCCAGGGATCGAGCGGCCAACCGGCCCCCAGCGCCGACGCGCCACCCGTGATACCCTCGGGGAAGAACATGTAGCCCTTCAGATACGATTGCCCGTCAGGGATGGGCATAATCTTGTCGGGCGGAATAACCCACATTTCAGACGGTTCGGCGCCCGGCCCGGCCCGGTTCAGCCACCAATACGCATTCCCGGTCAGCGCACGATAGGCGAACGTCGCTTCCAGGAACTCGAACCGCGAATGCAGCGGATTAGGCCGACCTACCAGCGTTTCAAAGTGATGATTTGGAATATCACGCAGCTGATCACCAGCGCGCTGCTTCACCGAAAACGCTGTCCCCGCCGCGATCTGCGCCACCACCTGTACCGCCGTTTGCACCCAGCTGAGGCGCAAATAGAGATCAGCCTGATTGTGCGCAAGCGAGCCGTCAGGAACAGCATACCGAGCCATCGCCGCATCCGCGCGCAGAAACGCCGGCGCTTGCACGTCAGACGACCGTTTGCTATACCCCAGGCGGGCAGCCAGGCGATCAATCATTCCCATGCGGCCTCTCAATAACAAAAAGCGCCGACCCTATCGGATATCCGACAGAGATCGGCGCTCTCGGCGCTCTCGCGCTAGATCAGAGATCTAACGCATCTATGTTCCATCACGCGCCGGCTTCGACTCGTCGCGCCGAACACGTGAATCACCTTCGCGCAGCTTCTCAAGGTCAAAGTGACACTTCAGGCCGCGATTCTTGAATTCGAGTATACCAGTTTTTGGGTTATATCGTGCGAGAAGCTTTCCCGTTCGGGGATCGCGCAACTCTTTGTACGTCATCGCCAACGTACCAATCAGTTTTCTCGCCGATCCGCCGGTGAGGAATGTACAAGAGAGACGGATCGGCGAGAAACACACAGCCACGACTAGAGCCAACGCCACGATACCACCACACCTACGACAGCGGTGTTGCGATATTGAAGCGATTCCTACGCAAAGCCCACCATCCCGCGTGCGCTTGGCCGGCTCGCCGCATAATGCGACAACGCCAACGCGATCACCGTATCGTCGTGACCATTACCCGCCGCCGCATAGCGATACACCCCACTCCGCAACCGCGTCTGCTCGAAGCTCAACAGCTCACCGACCTGGACAGCGTCATTGAGGATACGAAACGTCCCCTGCTCGAAGCTCAGCGCCAGGCCGTCGATAATCTCTTTCTTGCTGACGTTGGTGGTCACAAACGGCTGTATCGGCAACGTCCCCCGCAAGCTCTCAATCAGCGGCGCGCCCATATTATTCTGCTCAGCGACGATCACCTGTGGCTTGAACCGCTCATACAGGCTGATCAAGCGGCCCTTCTGCAAGTCATAATCAACCTGATTGAAGCGGTCGAGATACACCTGCTCCCCGGTTGTCGAATCAACCACCGAAATAACCGTATAGTCCCCGCTACGCGCCCAATCGACCCCAAACGCATAACTGTGACCGGCAATCGGCCCGTCCTGCGCCTCAGCGATAGCCGACTGCAGCACCTTACGAAACAAACCGGCGTTGTCGTCGACAAACTGCGCGAGAAATTCCTGTAAAAACACAATCTCCGGCACCGAACGCCGCATGCTCTCGACCTCAGCCGGGTCGATATGCGGATTCGTCACTGTCGGCTGCTGGAACGAGGCCCACTCAGGATCATCGCCCGACTGCCCCAGCTGGAACAACTCCCAAAACCCGTTGCGGCCCTTCGGCGTCGAGAGGAAAAACGCATCGCCTTTGTAGTCGGCCAGCGTCGCGCGAATAATCAAGTTCCAATGATCACGCAGCGCCGGATCCATCGCCGCTTCATCAATGATCCAGCGCCGATACTTGCGGCCACGGATCGACTCGGCAGCCGTCAGGCTCCAAAACTCCACCACCGCGCCGGTGATCAGAGTCACCCGCTTGTTCTGCTTGTCGATACCGTTGCGCGCAATCACCGGCGCGGCCAGCTGCAGAAAGTCACGCCAGACCTCAAGCAACATCTTGTACGTAGGTGACGCCCAAGCGACCAGCTTCCCCTCCAACCCGGCCTCAATCAGAAGATTTGTCCCGAGGATCGTTTTCCCGTAGCGGCGCCCGCAGCAGACAACGTTAAAGCGCCGCTTTTCAGCGTAGATGCGCTGCTGGCCGGCGTGCGGACGACGAAGTTTCAATGCAATCTGAGCCATGCAAAAGAGCGCCTTTCCAACAATGAACGCCGCGCTTGCTCGCTGCTGGTCAATTACCAGGGGTCAGGGGTCAGGGGTCAGGGGTCAGGAGGCCACACGCCTGATCCCCGATCCCTGATAAGGGAGCCTACTCGTACGTGACAACCACCTCTGTTACGGTTTCCTGTTCCTGTGGCGCCGTCACTTTGCCGTATTTGCGTTCATACAGCGCTCGAAACGCCCCAACATCGCCCTCAGCCGCCTTCCTGATCATCGCCCTGATCACCGCCTCTTCCGCAGTCGCATCGAACAGCCGGTCGAGCACGCTCTTTTTGGCGTCCTCGACGGCTCTGGACGGGCGCCCACGCGGGTTGCCGGATTGACCTTTTTGGAATTTCGACATCACACCATCCCTGCTATCAGGCAGATCAGCAACCGTCAGGCGATCCGAATAGCATTCGCAATCTCAGCCAGACGCTGACCATACGTACGACCAGGCACCGCCCACGTACCGTTCAGACCGCGCAACGTCGGCGCCACACCACGATACGACCCCGGCAGCCCGCGATAACTGAGCGCCTGATCAATCAACGCCCGCTGCGCCGCCGTCCCCGTACCTACCGGCAACGCATACGCCAGCAGCCGCCCAACATGCGCCGGAATAGCATCCTGCTCCCATGTCGCAAAGCTGTTGCCTTTACCCAACTCACCGGTGACACCAATCCCGGCAGGATTGCGGCGAGGCCGCTGTGACCAATAGCTCTGGAGATACCCGGTCTCGTGGATCATTTGGACAATCGCGACAAGAGGGTCAAGCCCAACGGCAGAAGCAATACGGAAATACGTTGGGACAATCACGTCAGCGACATCCGCAGCGGTATAGCCGCCGGTCGGCTGACGCAGAATATAGCGTACGCACTGCTCGACCGTCGATCGCGGCGCAGCCAGGATCGGCGAGTCAGCCGTCAGCGCATCCGGCGTGATCAGACGGCCCGCCACCGACTCCAGCAGTTGCGGCTTCCAACGACGCCAGGCCGGGCCAGGACAGGCCGTCCCACGTCCCGGTAACGTAATCTCGGTATGTCCGACGATTTCGGCGTCTCGATAACGCTGTAGCAATTCGCGCAGCACCTCAGCCAGCGCGTCGATCCACTTCTGCGCCGGCATGCCGGTGAAATTCGTCAGACACGACACGCCGACACATTCGTGATTCCGGCCCCAGATATGCGCTCGCTGCAGATCGAGATCCGAAAGGTCATAGCGAGCAATCGCGTCGCCGTTCGTCTCTTCGGCAAGCGCGATATGATACCCTATACCGCTCCAACCTTTGCCCAGATGATAGCGCGCCACTGCGCGCACATCCTCAATACCTGTACCGGTCGGGTAGAGCGCAGCGGCATGATGAACAACGATATAGCACGTCCTGGAGCGCCGCTCGGTAAACAAGCCCTGAAACTCTTGTGCAACGTTGTAACGATTCACTGGCGGCTCTCCAAGGCTGCAACGCGAGTCTCAAGCAACGCCAGACGCCGATCCATCGCCTCACATAACATCGCAATCTTGCTCAGGTTCTGCTTCTGCACCTGCAGGTAGTCACGCACCAGCGGCGTAAGCTCCTGAATAGCCGGCCCAACGTAACGCAGCAGCAGCACAACCAATGCGCCATACTTACCCAGGTTCTCAACCACCAGGTTGACGATCTCCGCTTCGTTCATTGTGTTTCCCTTTCTGATGAATAAAAAAGCGCGACCAATCCCGGTTATCCCGAGACTGACCGCGCGTACTCCGCTGCTGATCAACCAATAGCCAGATTCAAGCGTCCAACTAATCGCCTTCAGCGATCCCTACGAACGAGCGCCCCGCCCGACCACCCGTCCACCTGCTAACCGTGTGTCGTGTGTAATCGGCTCAACACGTGGCTCATACGCAACCGCAACCAGACACTCAACAATCGCGCCGTCCTGACGGCGCATGTCCAGATCGACACGCACCGCCCCGTGTTGCTTCACCAACATCATTGCAAGATCATCCATCCGGCGCTCAAAGTCACAATTGCGCTCACGGTCGGAAGGCCGGATCGTACGAGCAAACACCGTCCGCTGTCGCAGCGGCGCATCAGGTGTATACACATAGTGCTCATACCCAAAACCGTTACCTTCCATCCGAAACTCAATCCTAGAAAAGGAAAGCGCGCAGCCTCAACCGGGAGACCACGCGCGAATCGCTGCTGTGACAATATGCGCACTATAGCAACGAGCCATTAGCAAATTATTACCACACAAAAAGACCATAAGAAGAGACCTAACAATAACGCCCGTTGCGGCTCAACCAACCCATGTTTAGCGCTAGGCAGGTGAAAAGCGAAAGCTTTGCGAATATCCGTAGGCATATTGCACTCCCACAAGAAGGAACTGCAGGGCAAAGGGGGCTAGACCAATGCGCCCCCGCGTTCGCGCGCCGGCAGAGCGGCTGACGATCAGAATAACACAGCGGAAACCGCACAGCCGGACGACGCGAGCGATGGGCGAACGCCTCCGGCAGTGCGGAAGACGCGCCGACAACGGCGCCGCTCACACCACCACACATCACGCAGAGACACACGCCTACAAACAGCGGTGCGCCTTCGGCGGATGTCCTGCGGGGGCTTCTGCCGCCAGCCCCCCGCAGACACCCCCGTGGCGGGCTCAGCGGAATGACGATCACTTCCCCCGCTCCACACGGCAGCGGACGGTAGAGCCGAACACCACGTATCCCGATGGCCGCTGCCGTGTTCCGCGATGGGGATACGTTACGGTAGCGGCGGCAGGGCCATCACGACCCCCACCGCAACGCCCGTGCCCTCCACTGCGCTGCGCCCCCCGACTCGCGCCACAGTGACTCAGGATAGCACGGGGACCCCGGCCTTCGCGCAAGGTCTCCGCCCCACGTCAGCTTTACAAGCTGTCGTGGGTCCCCCCCTTGACGCTTCGGCCACCCCGCGCATACCTGGCACTGTTCGGCGCGGTCGGGGGCTTGCGCGTCGGGCCGGCGGGCTGCGGTGGGGTTTGGGGGTTTCCTGCCCTGCCGCCGCTCCGATTCAAGGGGGGCGATCCTCAGCGTCTGCGGGGGGGCGGGGGGGTGGGGCCGCGCCCACGAGCTGGACGCGACATTGGGCGGATCGGGCAATGCCCTACCACGCCCCAGCGCCGTACCGCACTCGACCTAACGGCGCGCCGTACCATCCACCTAACGATACACTTTACCGCATTCTGACGCCATGACAGTTTGTTCATAGCCCTTGCGCGATACGCTCATTCGTGCTATACTATAGTTGTGTTTAGTTGTGTTTTAGCGCTCACTCGCGCGTCCGTCCTTTTTTTTGCCCGCGTGTTGTGTTTAGTTGTGTTATAGGAGGATTGTCATGCGCACCTACACCGTCCGCGTCATCGGTACCGACATTGAGCGCAAGCTACCGGCTCACAGCGCTCGTGAAGCCGCACGTCATCTTGCAATGCCGAATCGCCGCCTCATCGTCACCGGGAACGGCGTCTCGATCCGCTACCACGTCAACACGTTCGGCCACATCGTCGAGCAATCACGCTACAGCGCATAAGGGAGATCATCAAGGCGTCGATTCGGCGCTTCATTTTGTCGAGATTACTCAATCGTCCTGTCTAATCAGCCCGCCGCGTTCACATCCGTGAGCGCGGCCTACCTCCCACAAGGAAACCGACATGGCCTACCGTCCCCATCGCATTAGTTCGCCCGCCGTCATCTTTGCCGCCGCCGCCGACCTCTGCGCCGCGATCAGCGCAAGCGCTCGCATCACCGACGACGCCGAGCGTGACCGTTGGTACAACGCGACAACCAAAGCCGTCACACAACTGATGGACGGCGTACGGATCGAGCGCCAGGGCGATGACTTTCTTTTTCCGTCCCGCAGCCGCAGCGGCCTTACCCACCGCGTGAACGGCACATGTGATTGTGAAGCCGCTCGTGAGCGCAACCAACCGTGTTGGCACCGTGCAGCGAAGAAGCTTATGCTCAGCATTGAGGCGTTCGAACACGCCGCGCTCAACCCGGCGCCGGAACCCGAGCCGCAGCCGTATCATTGTCCGCGCTGCGCGGCGCCGCTCCACCATCGAACGGATGGCGCCGAAATCTACATGTGCTGCAATCCGCGCTGCAACTTCCAGATCGCCGCCGATCTGATGGAAAGCATCGACATCGTACACTGATACACGCGGCGGCGCTGCGCGATGCAGCGCCGCCCAAACCCAAGGAGCACCCCTATGCAGACACTCACCGACATCGCCGCGCAGATCGCAGCGCCGTTCGACCTGCGCCAGGTCGACGTACGCGCCGGCGCAACCACACACGACAAGACTCGCGCCCTGGCGCTGCCCTACGCCGATCTGCGCGCCTATCACGAGCGACTCGACGCCGCAGCCGGAATTGCACACTGGCAGAGCGCCTACACGATGACAGCACGCGGCGTCGTCTGCGCGCTCACGATCTGCGGCGTCACCAAGAGCGGCATTGGAGACTATCCGCTCGACCCCAAAGACGAGAACCCGGCTACCAGCGCCGAGGCCCAAGCCTTCAAACGCGCCTGCAGCGCCTTTGGGCTAGGTCGCTATCTCTACGATCTCCCGGCGCTCTGGGTGCAGTACGACGCCACAAAAAAACAGATCGCCAATCCGCAGCAGGTTATCTATGAACTCTACCGGCGCGCCGGGTTGCTACCGGCGAAGAAAGGCAACGGGAGCACATGACGGAAGCGGAAGCCGTACAGTACCTCTCGCTGCGCGGATGGAATAGAGTCGGCGCTCCAACATTCAAAGGCAAAGGTCAATGGGAATATTGGGAATTTCACGACTTCGGATCAGATACACCTTGTACCATCGAGCTTGCCCGCGACGAAGTGATCATGTGGGCTGAGCAACTGCGCGGCATGGAGCGGCCCCGCCAGCTACGGATGGCGTTATAAACGAAGCACACGGGGCGCGATGATCGCGCCCCATAACTATGTTGTTTCATTGTGTTTTGTGGTAATATATGGATATGAGAATGTATCAATTCAAGCCAAGCGCCAAACACGAGATCGAGCGCGCCGGCGTCAACCAGGCCGACATCGCCGAGCGCGCCGACTATGATCGCCACGAATTCAACAAACGACTCAACAAAACCGGCAAAATGCGCCCGGCCACCGCGAACCGAGTCGCCCGCGCCTTCGGCCAGCTCGCCAACATCTCGCAGGACGCGGCCCTCGGGCTGCTCTTTGATGAAATCGACGTTGCGACAGACACGAAAGGATAACACCGATGCCGACCCATACACCCGCAACCGCCCTTGCAGCGGTCCTCAACGAACTGATGATATTAGCTGCGGATACCGACCGAAGCGCCGAGTCATGGCGACACGAAGTGCAGCAACTCATTGAACAGGCGCGTCCGTCGAGCAGCATGTTCCTAGAACGTGAGCGGATTGCGCGTGATACCGCGCACGCTGCGGCGGCGATTCAGAGCGGCGCTCGCGTGGTATACACTAATGGCGCTGAAGCGACCATCGCGCTGCCGAGTGAAGAAGCGCAACACATTGATGCGTTCGAACGCGAGCTTGTCGAAACCGGCCAGGCGACCGCCTATGTGTTCGAGGATGGGAAGTTTCGTGAGATTACCGTGACTCGTGATGACGGTGGGCCGCTCACCAATGAAGAAGTCGCGATTATGATGCGTGAGGGATGGGGGGAGCACCGCAATGGCGCGTAATGTCATCTGGAAACCCCAGGCCGTACAGCAACTGCACGCGTTCTCATCCGAACGACAAGCCCGCGCCCACGCGATTGTCGACGCAATCACACAAAACCCAAACGCGGGATGGCATAGCGGGATGACCACTCACGACGGGCGCCCGGTGCAACTCCGTACCTTTCCCGGCTACACCGTTGAAGTGGAGTTTTACCGGTGGGGATGGTTTCGCCGCAATCTCACGATCTACATCCACGCTGTGCGGCCAATGGACTGGCCGAGCCAGACCGATTACGAGGAGCGAACCAAACCCTAAAACCGATTGCTGAGCGTTACGGCTTGTACAAGCCGTAACGCTCAGCGCAACCGGAGCCGCAATGGAGATAAACCGTATCATCAAGGCGCTGAAGCGCCTCAGTCCTGACGACCTCGACCGACTACAGGCCGAGCTTATCGACGAGCAACACCGGCGCGACGCCGCCGAGATGATCGGCGACGAGTATATGATCGTCGAGATGCCGAACGTGCTCCGGCGCGGCCACTCCCGCCAGGTCGAACTCGAAGATTACAGCTATATTTGTGATCGCTGCAACCGCTTTGTGACCTACAAGAAATACCCCGGCAACAATGCGCAATCAGTCTGCGACTCCTGCCTGATCGACATGGGGATTGATCCACATGAGCGCCGCTCCAGCACCGCCAGACAGAAGCTCTACCGCGAGCGCCGCAAACAGCGCAAGGCCGGAGCGGGCGATTACGTCGACGGCGAAGTCGTACCGAACACGCCACTCTTGCCGGAACCGGCAAAGGCGCTGCCGGAGCCGTCAGATTAGGCTCTACTGGAGCGCACGAGCACCGAAAAGAGGCTAAGCGTTACGCCTTGTGCAAGGCGTAACGCGACACGCCGCCCAACCGAAAACCGCACAATCTGTGAGATAATAACACGCGCTTAACCTGACCTTGACGGCTACTCGATCATCCTGTATCATCTGAATAATCCGCACATTCGGCAGGAGCTATCACGATGCACTATCAGGATGGAGAGTATTACAAGCCGCACGAGGCCGCCGCGATCATCGGTGTATCGGAGGACACGATCCGCCGCTGGTGCAATGGAGGCGTGTTCGCAGGCGTGTTACGGCGCGGAGTCACGGCCAAGAAGCGCTATCTCATCCCCGCCGACGAAGTCGAGCGTGTGAAGCGCGAAGGGAATTTCGAAGTGGGAAAAAATAACATCGCCCACCTGGCAGCCTGACAAACTCAACCAGGTGGGCTATCGGACTGTACGTTAACAAGATTGATACAGCCCTAAGTGTACCACACACGCATGCCTGTGCTCATCGTGTCGGCGATGAGAAACAGGTCACAATGCGTAGAGGTTCTGGAGCGGGAGACGAGACTCGAACTCGCAACCACCTGCTTGGGAAGCAGGTGCGCTACCAT